ACAAACTCTGCTGCTACTGTTGCACTCATTTTATTATCGCCAATCAATTCCATTGATGTTCTGATTGCAGCTAATTCTATTGTCGCTAATCTTGTAAGTTCTGTTTCCATTATTCCTTTATGTTATAAGTTTCCTTCTCAATAGTAATTGAGATTAAAGTGTTGTAGTTAATAAACCTGTAGCCATTGCTGTTCATATCAAACACAGGAATCAATCCTTTCTTGATTGGGTCAAAAGCTAACCCTTTGCCATTAACGTGCTTTACAACACCTGTTCTGCAATTCATAACTCTTTCTGAGCCATCCTTCTTAATGAACTTAGCGGAGAATACTTTGCCGCTTGAAACTTTGTCTAAAATTTGTGTGATTGTCATAGTAATATATATTTTAATTGTTAAACTTGAAGCTAAACTACATAATATTTTTAATATACCAAAATATATTAACATTTATTTAACAATTTGATTTTAGTTTATATGTTTCTTTCGTGCACTCTAATAGTATATAAAGAAAAAACCACCTCCGCTATGAACCGAAGATGGCTTTTATCAAATGAAACAAAAACAGTATTAAATATATAACTAGATTAAAACAAGACAAATATATAACATTTATTCCAAACAAACAAATTACTTCACAACATACATTCCTTTTGGTGCAGTTCTGCCTAATAAGTATTGAATTAAATACCTCGCTGCATCTATTCCGTGGTTATAATTATCGATAGGGGTCACTCCGCTAACCTTCCAAGCATAGTTGTTGAATTCCTTGACTAGGTTCTCTCCCTCGATGTTTATATTATAATCCTGCATCAAAGCAATTCCTGTGAGTATGCTACCTTTCTTTTTTAATGTAGGTGTCAAGTTAAGACCTCTTGAATTTAATTCTGCTCGTAGCCTAGGCTCAGAGTTATCAATCACTATAAGGCGTTTTCCTGCGTATCTAAGGCACAATTCATATATATTGGAGGTAACCAGTCCTTTCTTGTAGAAGTGCTCTTTAAGCCATATTATTTTGCGAACCTTGTCCACACAGCCTTCAACCAATACAGACTCATCTCTAGAAAATCCGATGTCTAATCCAAATATTGAATCTATTTCAGTATTGAATTTACCTATCTGCCAGTCAGTAAAGATAACTCCTTCTGCCTTCTGTAGCCATCCCCCTAGTATTTGATGCCTATAATGATTAGGTCTTCTCTGCTTCATTCTCTCAATTTCCTTCAGGAATGATTCAGATAGGTTATCTCTATTATCTTCGTAGGTTGTATGGATATAAGTTACACCATCTTTAGTACCATTAAATCCATCAGGAATTCCCCTGTTCTGAAAGAACCTCTGATAAATCCAATGCTCCTTAGTAGCAGGGTTTAGAATCAATAGGCATCTGTTCTTAACTCCCTTAGCTCGTATTGAGAAATCTATCTTATCAAAGTTCTCTTCCTCCTGCAATTCCTCTGCCTCATCAAGTACAAAAGTGTTAACCCCACTAATAGACTTTAGCTTTGCAGTTTGGTCTCCACTAGCAGTCTTAATTCCTGAGAAGTATATTGAGCTGCCTGTTAGATTGTTTATTATCTCAAACTTAGTAACTGTAAAATGCTCAAGCAATCCCATTAGTTCTAACTTCTCTATGAATTCAGGAATAATACTCATACCCGCTGAACTCATTGTATATCTAGTAAACAATACTTTGTTGTTCTCCTCGAATGTAAGCAATACTAAAAACACAGTAATACTAAAAGACTTACCGGAACCTCGACCACCAGTAATTACGAAGTACCTACTGTCGGAGTTTAACCCTTTATACTTAGAATTTAATGAAACATTACTCATCGGTCTTGATGTCTCTTTTGCCTAGGTCTCTTATCTTAATAGGTTTTATGTAATATCCTACTATTGGATTTACTCTATAATTCCAAAAGTCTGCAGGCATATCTTTAGGATTCCTTATTATCTTCGCTACGCTCATTGTTTTCTATTTTAGGTGTTAAATCTATTGTTTTAGTAGGAAAGAAATCTATAATGGGGATGTTTACTTTCGTATCTATTTGTATGTTCTGTTGTTCTTTTGGTCTACCATATCTATATTCCAATAGCCATTTCATATGCTGAGTAGAACCAGTCTTAGCTAACTTAGCAATCTCTACCCAAGCCTTCTCTTCACTCCCAAAGGCTTTCTTCATTGCGTTTAAAGTCATATTAGCTATGTCCTTATCCTTGGACTTACGTGGTCTCCCTTGACCTCTGTAGACTCCCTTGACAGCTCCGTTGTTCTTACGACCATCTACTTTCTTTTCTTTATCTTCCTCTTGTTCATTCATATTGTTATATTTTATAAAGAGTATATTTAACCGTAATTTCCTCCCCTTTCTTTATGGGTCTTATTGCGTGAACAACTCTAGTCTTCTCAGCTTCACATTCTATTATCTTGCAATTAGGCTTATCGCTATGGTTTATGAAACCACCTAAAGGTGTTCTTATAACTTCTCCATTGTCTAACCAAACGTGAGTAATTCCAAAGCTATATCCTGATTCAAAGTCTTTATCAGCTATAAGTCCCAGTCCATCTATATGACTATGACCTATAGTTAATCCCACAGGTAGCGGTCTATAATTACTTTTCATATCTGAAACTCCTTCTTATCAGTAAACTTATTGCCGTGATGCTTTAACTGAGACAAAAGGAATTTGAATTTATGGCGAATAATTCTATTCTCTTCAAATAATTCTAAATACTTCTTCTTATAATATACATCAGGTTCAAAATACTTTTCTTTATTGGCATCGCTGCTAATCACAACAGACTTAACTCTCTCGTATATCTTATTGTATTCCATTTCAAACTCAGATATAACATCATTAAAAATGTTTATTCCGTGCAATACAGTTGCGTGGTCTCTTCCAACTTCCCTGCCTATAACACTCAATGGCTGCATAGTAAACTCCCTGCATAACTTGAAGTATATTGCCCTAGCATATACAACCTGCCTTTTTCGTGTTTCTAGAGTTATATCTACTCCTGCTTCTAAACTCACTAACTTTCTAATCTCATCTAATTTCATAATAGTAATAATTTTTCATAATCATTATACGCTTCTAAAACTCCTTGACAACAAAGATAATCTTCATCCTCCTCATAATACTTTAAAAGTAATTGCTTATCAGGATAGCTAATTATATTTAGCTTTAAAGACTTCAATACGTCATCGTAACATTCCTTCTTAGTAAGGTAACTCATTTATATTTCTCCCTCTATTTGGTAATCAAATACATCTCTATTCTTATTTACAAAGAATTCATTGTAAATCATTACAGCTTGTTCAACATCTCTCTCTCCATCATAGTAGCTTCTCTCACTAACCCCATAGAATCCTATAGTAGCAGTAGTCTTGTCTATAGCTATAAAGGTAAAGTCTCTATAGTCCACATTAAACAACTTGCAATATATATAAGCCTGACATCCATATTTATATTCCCTTGCTGAATACTCAAATTTATTTATATTTCCTGTAGTCTTTAAATCTATAATGACACCATCTCCAAGAACATCTGCCTTGCCACGAAATGGTATATCGAATAAATTCTCAATAGCAGGAACTTCTTTCCTAGTGTTCTCCATCAATTCCATAGCCATAGAGTTATTATAGAAAGCCTCAGCTAATCTCTCAACCTCATCTCTCTCCTTGTAGGTGAATACTCTACCGTGTTCAGACAATGCCTCTTTAAATACATTTGTATTCCTAGACTTTATATCTACAAAGTGTTGCTTCTCGTAAACGTGAGGCTCTAGTATAGCAGTATGGAATAGCCAACCAAACTCAAAAGCAGGTATTATTTTGCTACTTGTTTTAATTAATGAATCCTCATAAGCCTTTGGTGAGTCAAGTAATTTCTTTACAGAACTACTGGAAAGAGCGTTAACTCCTAAGTAGTCATAGTAGAACTTATCATCTGCCATCTCAGTAAGCAGCTCCTGCTTATTCCAAGTCTTATTGTCTAGTGTTGTTATTTCTTTAACTTCCATATTTAAAATATTTTATCCCATATTAACGCTAAACCAGTAAGAAGTATTCCTACCGATGCTATAAAAATTGACGTTGTAATTAATTCTAACATAATTATTTCTTTTTATTCTTGTTAATTTCCTTTTGCTCTTCGCTTAGATATTCCTCTTGCATCCAATGAAGCTCTGCTCTCTGTGATTCAGTAAACCATTCTTGCTCTAGTAATTCTTTTGTCTTTCCCATTACTGGACGTGTTTTAATAGTCTTCTCATCGTTCTCTCCAACCATCCTAATGTAAAGGATAGCGGAGTCTCAAATATAACGTATATTATCATTAGGAATCCCTCTAGTACGAAGAATGTCGCTAGAAGTAGGAATATAAGTAAAACCTTGGGGGTGTTTAATAGTAGTCTTATTGCTTTCATATCTAACATTGTTTGACACAAAAGTAGTAAAACTATATCAATAAACAAAAAATATTAACACTTTGTTAACTTTTCTTCGGGGTAAAGGTGTCTTTCCATATAGTTTGACACACTGCGAACCTTTGCTCTCTATCAGAATAATCACTAATCATTCCCGCATTGTTCATACATCTTTTGTTGAAGTCTTTTATCTCTTCGTACTTTTTTGGCTTCATTGTAATTGGCATAATTCTATTTTTTAGGTTTAACCTTCTTTGTTTTTCCTTGTAACTTTTCAAGTTGCATATGGAGCATCATTACGAATTGCTGTAAATCTCTAATGTCCTTCTGCATCTTAATTAACTTAGTTTCCTTCATTTGTTTATTTTTTCATATTCTTTAGCTTCTCAACGTAAAGAGTAGCATCCATCAATTCCTCCTGTAAATGATTAAGAAATTTGTAGAAGCCATCAGGACTATCGAATAAGGTAGTATTATATTTATCTATACCAATTTTACTTCTAACATCATACAAACGCTTTACGTTCTCTACAATTGGGTCTTTCTGTATTGGTTTAATACTCCCATTACTAGAATTTGCATTCTCGAAATACTTACTTACACTATCACTCATATCTAAAATTTACATTTCTTACATTCCCATTTGATTCCTAGATTATTAACAAACTCAATAAAGTTAGATGGGTCTTTTAGTGTGTGCCAGTTACCTTTATAATAAGTCCTAGTTACCGTACATTCTCTTAACACAATGTCTTGTTCTTCATCATCAAACTCGTGTTCTACTTTAAGTATTATTGCCTTGTCACGAATATGCCAACTGTCGCAAATTCTTTCTAGTAATATCCTTTGACCCATTGGAATCAACACGTGCTTTCTTTTTACCTCTATCAAGATAAGAACTTTGTTATCAAGTTCTATTACCGCATCTATATCTGATGGGTGAATCTTACCGTTTTGAACACCGCTAAAATCTATTAGTTGCTTAATTTTTTTTCTATTCTTTATTAGACTATTCATCTTTATATTCCTCAAAAACTCTCTTGAGTTTGTTATGGACTTTATTCACGAAACAGCTACTGCAAGAAGTTGGATTAACTCTTTCTTTAAATACTCTGTTATATATGTCTATCAACTCCTGTTGAATTGTTGGGGATATAGTATTACTATTATTAGAATAGAAATCTTTTAGATAGGCATACTCCTGTTCGTTTAAACATTCAGGCTTATTGTAAGGGAATAGGTGATTTAAAATCTCCTTTCTCTTGTCGCATCCACAATCCTCTCCTAATGCCCATTTCGCCACCTTAGCGATTCCGGTTACTTCTAATACCTGCTCTACGGTATCTCCTAAACCTTTGGATTTACTTTTTGTTTTTTTTGTACTCTTTGTACTTTTCGAGGGTTTTCTCCCTGACTTCTGATTTGCCATTGCTTAAAGTGTTAAAAATTGAACTTAAACTTATTTTCGTTTCCCTAGCTATCTTCCTCATACTCATCTTTGAGTAAAAGTGTATGTTCCATATTTTCTTATCGTACCAATACCATTTAGTAACTTGCTTATCTATTGAATTAATTAGACCATCAAACAAATCTTCCGCCTCCATATCAGGAGGAGAGTCTATAAACTCATCCTCATTCTCTAATAAAAAGTGATTTGCTTTATTATACTTATGGTAATTAGATAAAAATAGATTCCTTAAAGTAACATATATATAGTAAGTGTTTAATTCCTCACTATTATACATAATCTTTTCTCGGTTCTCAATGTACTTGGAAAT